TTTTGAATTGCCGGCGCAACCAATTCCAAAATTGTTTGACCAATAGACAACAAAGAAGTTTTTGCAGCGTTCAAACCTTGCGTGACTTTAAAAGACGCCGTTTGTGATGTTTTTTGAAACGCCTGGTCAGTTGCGCCAAGCGTGTTTCCTAATGCCTCAAATATCTTTTGATTGTCCGCGGCCCCTTTTCCGGTCAAATCTAAAACCCCCTTGAGCGCTCGAATGTTTGGAAAAATTGCCGTTGCGTCCATTCCGGTTGCCTTCAAACGTGCGGATAAATCCATCAATGTTGGCATTAAACCCTTTTCGGCTAATGATTGTGAAATTTGTTCTTGCGACGTTCCAAGGGCCAACATTGCCTCGGCGCTTTGTTGTGTTGGTTTTTTTATTGACGCTAAAATCGCGGTCAATTGAGTTGCACCAACCGCCGCGTTTGTTCCGGTCCTTGACATTGCAGCCAATGCCGCCCCGACTTCATCAAATCCAACGCCCATATTTGACGCGATTGGAATGACGCCCCCCATTGCGCCGGCTAATTCGGACGCTTCCAATTTACCCTCGCGGACCGAAGCAACCAAAATATCGGTTGCGCCGGTTGCGTTTAAATTTTCAACGCCGTATGCGTTCATGGCCGACGTTGCCAAATCGGCAATTGTTTTAGTTTCACCCAATCCAACCGCAGCAGCTTTTAAAGAAGCGTTCAATGTGTCGGTTGCGTCGGCGCCCCTTAAACCGGCGGACGTTATGAAAAACAATGCTTCGGCGGCCTCGTTTGCGCTTCGCCCCGTATCAACGGCCATTTTCTTTGCCGATTCGCCCATTTCCTTGACCTTATCGCCCGCAATTCCGACCAATGATTCAATTTGCGACATTGATTTGTCAAAATCAAAGGCCATTTTTGTCGCAGCAGCGCCGGCGGCAACAAGGGGCAAAGTCAAACTTGTTGACATTGATTTTCCAACGCTTTGCATTTTACCGCCAAACGCTTGCAATTTTGATGAAGCACTTGAAAGTGCGTTTTTAAGTTTCGACGAATCGCCGGTAATATTTATTTTGAGATTTGATTCGGCCATTAAAAGAATAATTTAAACAAAAATACAAAAAAAAAGACGCTTTTATTTTAAGGTTTTTTTATTGGTCATTTGTTTGACTTTGTTTTCAAACGCCAACATTTGTTCGCGTGTTGATTTTGGTTTGTCGCGATTTTCTTTGCGTTTTTTATCATTCGGCAATTCAAACAATTGTTCGGGTTTTAACATTTGCGAACGTTTTTGACATTGTACGTTGTGAACCATTGCCGCCAAATATCGCGTTTGTTCCCATTGCAAATTTATATTATTGTGATAATGTTCGGCGATCAATCCATTTTCACGCCAGGTTTGCCGCCAAAAATCATCGGGTTTAATGCCAATCAATCCGATATAATAATCGGTCAAACTCTCAAAATCTATTTTTTTGACGGCTTCACCTTTGCCGGTTTGACGGCTTGTTGATTTAAGGAGTTGCCCAAAATTTTAGATTCTAACATTGTGTTGACAATTTCATTGATTGAATCCGGTTGCAAATCGTCCAACCAAGTCCCAACGGTGAAAATATTATAGTCAACATTTTTTCCGTTCTCTTGATCGTTTGCAAGTATTGCCGAATAAATAAGCGCGCGCAATCCTTTTATTGATATACCGTTTTCAAACGCGCTGCCAATGTCTTGAAGTGAAATTCCCATTTGTTCCGTGAATTCGGACCAAAAATTCATTGAAAAATGTAATGTTCGTTTTTTGCCACCGACGTTGATGTCAATGTAACCTTTGTTTTTGTTTGCCATTTGTGTTTTGTTTGTCGTTAATAAATAAAAAAAGCCACCGCCAAAAAAATGACGGCGGCCAAAAATAATAAACTTTTAATATTAGTTTGTGCTTTTTACGATTGCGCCGGTAATAATAAGCGAACCGGAATAAGTTACGGCCGCCTCCATTTCGCCGGACATTTCGACCGATGTCAAAAAAGCGTCAGCGGTGTAAATTGAATCACCACTTTCAACCGTGCCAAATACACAAGTTAATTTTGTTCTGTTTAAAAGATTGTCCGCGGCTTGTATTGCATTGAATGAATCATCGTAAGCAATTAAACCTTCAAATGAAATTTCGCCGCCTTTTATGCCGCCGATATATTCCGAAAATCCGGCCGAATCTTTTGTTGTTGCCTCTGGCGTGTCTAATGATAAAGACAGCGAACAAGATGTCGTGTGACCGACAGTTGTTCCGCCAATTTTTAAAAGTAAGTTTGTCCCGTTAAAAACTCCCGTTGTTGCCATTTATTTTTGTTTTAAGTTTATTAAATTTTTTGTAAATATACGAATTATTTATTTTATTTTAAGGTATGTAGTCAACGCCCATAAATCGGTGAACGCCTTGGTCTTCAATATTTATTTCGTAATCGGCCCAAAGTATATAATCTAAATCAACGTAATTTTCGGAATCATCGTCGCCAGGCAAAATAGAATTGTGCCAAAGTACGTCAACCGAATATTTTTTGGCATATTTTGGCGCTGTTATTTGTTCGCCGTTTTCATCAATTTCGCCGTCCTCAATACAAATAAAACCAATTTTAACAATTGAATTTTTATGCGTTGGATATTCATTCCCTTCATCATCTTTTGCGTGCGGTAATTTTTTTATGTATTCGTCGGCTTTTTTTTCGCTTGGAAATTCGTATTTTTTAACTATCATTTTTTTTTGTTTATAGTGTTGTTAATGTTGTTAATTCGCTTGTTGTCAATGTTTCGTCAAAAATTGCGTGAGTGAAAACATCGCCGTTCAATTTGCCGTTTGCAATTCCAAAATCGGACGCAATCGCTTCGCCATTTAATACGTCAAAATTTCCGGTCACGGTTCCGGTTTTTATTTGTGATCCATTTAAAAATATTAAAAACTCATTGCCAAACAAACGGACCGCCAATTTATTTTGTTGGAAAAATGGTATTAAATTTTCACTTGTTGTTATCAAAGTATTTGACGAACCATTGTTTGAGGTTGCCAAAATTAATACAAAATAATTTGTTCCGGATTTATACGATTGCAATGTTATTGATTTACTTGAAGCTGAATTTGTAATGCTCAATAAATTTTCAGAATTTGCCAAGTATGAATTGACTTTAAAATCCAAATAAAATGTCGCGTCGGCGCCTAATGTAAAAGTTGAAGTATTAATACAATCATCAAAATTTCGTGAAACCGCAATATCTTCCGTTTTTACATATGAGGTTGCGCCGACCCCTTTTTCGACTTGACAGCCGAATAAATAAACAAACGATGTTGATGTTGAATTTGTACCGTCAACAACGCCGTCGGACGCACGCGGTGAAAATAAACTTATAATTGACGCGTCGGCGTCTGTTGTGTATTCTATTTGTAAACGAAACCACCCGTCCCCGTATTCTTCAACCTTTGTTCGGCCGGCTGTAAATGTACCAAACGCGTCATATTGATATATTTGTTTTGTACTAAATCTAAACCGGGCGTCAACGCGGTTTGGATAAACGCCTTGAGCGCGAAGCGCAAAATAATCGCCTTCGCCTTGTTTTACAAAAACCGATGTTGTCATTTGCATTGCGGCGGCGGACGGTTTTGCAGCAGCGTCACGAATGTAAGCGGCGGACGTTGCGGTCCTTAAAATTTTGTCGGCTGTTGTTGTTCCTTTTGGCGATGTTATTTGATTTGCGGTAACGGTAACGGCCAACGCGTCGGTTGTCCACGCGGAGTTTTCAAACTCTTCGGATCTTATTTGTAAATTCGATCTTGTTTCCTCAATAAGTAATGACGGGCAACCGTTGTTGTGATGATTCAAACGCGGTATATTTGCCGCCTTTGTTTCAATAATACCACTAACATTTTGTCTTGTTGCGTCGTCACCAACGCGCGCGAATGTAAAATCAAAACCGCCGGCGCTTGGAAAAATAGAATATAATTTTGTCGCCTTATATCCCGAAGGAATCAATAAAAATTTTGCTTTGTCTAAAATTGCCATTTTTGTTGTTTGTACAAAAATACAAAATTTTGATGTGTTTTTTTATGAGGTTAAGGCAATCAATTCCGCATCCGTTAAAGCCTCTTTAAATACAGCAACGCATTTAATTCTAGCTTCAGCGGGTTCATTTCCAACACTGTTGGATAAATTTAGTCTATCAAGTGTGTTCAGGTTAATTGTAAGTCCATTAGTAGTGCCAATTTGAGTACCGTTAACGAACATTTTATTTTCACTTGACTTGTATTGCAAAGCGAATTTAAAGAACTCATTACTGTTTGTTACTGTAAACGAGAAAAAAGCCGATGAGCCGTCTGGATTTCTAATACTACCACCAAATTGGTCTTCTTGCGATGCAAGTCTAACAATGAACACCGAGTTGTTTTGACCTGAAGTGGTACCGTCACCTATAGATACAGGTTTTGAAAAGTCATCCGAAGTTCTTTCTAACATCCTCAATTCCGCGTATATAACCCCCTCTGTTGAGTTTATAAGGCTTGAATCTCCGCTGTTGTTTGCTTGGTCTTTGTTACGGGTCACAGTGCTTCCGCTTGTGGGGATGTATGATGTGGCAAAATCTTTTACTTCTTCAAATTGAGCGCCCCAAACTAAAACACCGTTACTGCTTCCGTCTCCAGTAAAGCTTTCAGATCTTGAAGAGTCTCCAGCTGTTATTATACCTAAAGCCCAACCATCATTACCACCTGCGGTGCTATCTCTTAAAGCTTCAAATACAAAAGAACACCTGAACCAACCATTTCCGTAGTTTTCTATATTAGAAGAAACAAAACCAGTTTGAGTTATTGTGCCGTTTACAATATCAAAATTTACTACATTACTACCTCCAGTACTAATAAAAGTTGACATTTGAACAAATTGAGCTCCATTAGTTGTGTTTGGTTTTACAAAAACCGAAAAAGCATAATTAGATCCATCTGCAAAACTTGTGCTTGTATCGTCGTCTCTGTATTGATAAGGCTGATGAGAACCCGTTACTGTATTAGGAATACATAAATCAGCAGTTGTAGTTCCATCAGGCGCAACAGCAACGTCTTGAGTTGAATCTATTCTTTGAGGCGTATTGCCACCATTAGTTATTTGTTCAGATTGCGTTATTTTATTTGTTGAAGCTGGTTCTAAAAGTATTTGACCCGTACCGCCTAAAAAATCAATCCTTGGCAAACCACCTGCAACATTTTGGATCAAACCGTTTGGACCAACGCGCGTTGCTGTAGTTGCTCTTGTGAAGTCAAAATCGCCGTCTGTTACTTCTACTATACTAACATTGTCAATATATCCTCTTGTTGGTACTGTTTGTCTTCTAAAAACTACTTGTGTTCTATCAGCTATAAATATATGACTATCAATATCACTAGTAAAAATTAAATTATCTCCTTCGCCACTTTCAAATTTAATACTTCCAACAGTTACATTTGCGATTAAAGAAAGTTTGTATTTTTTACCAACAACAAGAACGCTACTTTGACTAAAAATATCAGTTCCGTCATCTGTATCAATATTAGCTTTGCCGTCTGAAATACTCCAACCCGCATTGACAGCCCAATCAGTATCACTTGAAAAATCGCCGTTTGTGACTAACTCACTACCAAAAGTTTGAACGGGTTTAACGCTGTGAAGTGTGCCATCACTATATGCTGTAGGCGTCAATAAAATACTTGCTTTGTCTAATAAATTGCTCATGAATCAATGTTTTCAATTTCTGTTAAAATTGTAATTGTGCCGGATTCATTTTCAAAAAAAGTTGCGCGCGCTTTTAAAGCGGACAACAATCCAGGTATTTCGCTAAAATCTAACGCGACGGTGTTTTGTATTTTTAAACCTAATCCAATCATAAATTGGTCTTATCTTAAATAACAAATAACTTTGCCAGACGCACAATTGACGTCGTCGAAATTGCCGTATATAATTACACCGGCCGGCAAACTTAATGACGTGATTGAAGCGTCACCGGCCGCCGTGTCAATATCGCACGTAATTACCGACGTTTCAATCGCTTGGATTGCGCAAAAGTTTTCGCCGGCGTTTGACGTTCCCGACGCCGGTACAATTCGCAAACCTTTGTCGCCAAAAGATAATTGTTGAAAATCGCTTGAAAAGTATAAATTTGAAGACATAGAATTTTTTTTGTTTATTATTCACAAAAATACAAAAATAAAAATTGTTTGATTTGCCTTAATTACGGCCTTGACCAATGTATTTTTTTTTACGTTGTGACAACGATTTATTTTTGGAATGGCGCCCCGGTCTTTTTTTTCTTTGCTTTTTAAAAAAGTTATTTATTTGTTTTTTTGCCATTTTATTTTTTCCAATTTTTTACAATCTTTTCGGCTGATCGCGCGCCAAAATAACCGCCATAAACAAGAAGCAACAGCGACGACAATAAATCAATCCATTGCGGCGCAATATTAAAACCGCCGATTGATGAATCCAAAATAATATAAATAAACAATGTTAGCGTTAAAAAAGCCAATACAAGCGGCCGAATGTTTTGCGTTAAAAATGAATCCGTTGCATTGTCTGAAACCCAACGCGTCGTGACTTCCTTCATTTCAATGACGTCAAATTCCAATTCCGCCAACAACATTTGTTTGTCAGTTTCGGACAATTGACCGTCCGTTTTAATTTTATCACTTAACAAATTAAATGATTCGATTCCCGTAAGGTTGCCGGCAATGTCCAAAATTTCCGGCGCAACATCTTTTCCGCGAGCAACCAACCAACGCAAAGCGTCACCAACGCGCGTTGTTCCGTTTTTGTCTTTATAGGATTGTTTTGCCATTATTAAATTGTTTTGTCAAATCGGACCTTTTCATCGCGAATGTCAACATGAGTGAACGTGTTATATTTTCCAAGACCGCCAAAATATAAAATTTTGCGATCAATTAATTCGTTGATTAAATTATATAATTCCAACGGGTGTTTTGATTTTGCAACGATGTCCGCAGCTTTGCCAATTTTATGTTGTGAGTTTTTGGCGCCTTTGACGTGATTGTCATTGTATTCGGCGCAACGAAAACCGGAATTTATTTTGATTGGTTCGCCTATATAATCACGCAAAATTTGTAATTGTTCGGCTAATTTAGAAATATTATTTTTTACGTTTGCAGTCATTTTACATTCGCAATCTTTTAAATTTCCTTTGCATTGAAATTCGGAAATATTAAAATTTTTAGTCATTCTCTTTGCCTTTGTTTTTGTTTAGATAATACCAACGTTGTGCGGTATAACCAACAGAAATCAATAACAATATAATTTTTAAAATTTCATCAACCGCCGTAAATGAAACAACAAAAGAAATCGTATTCAATAAATATAGTTTTAAATCATTCATTTTAAATTTGTTCAATCTTATTTGACAATTCAATGATTGCACGAAAATACGTAAAATCCGAAAAATCATCTTCAAAATATTTTGTTCCCTCGTTTACGCTTGTATAAACGCGAAAACCGTCACTCACTAAATCAATATAATTTGCGGACCTGGTTCGCAATTGCTGCAAACATTGATTGACCATTAAATTACAATCTAATTCGCCGCCGTCATTATTTGAAAACCGCGTAATGCATTCAATCCGCGTGATTGTTTCGGTTGTGAATGACGATTGATTTTGGTCCGTTTCGTCACTTGAAACCGAATAAACGCGAATTAAGGGATAAACGGCGTCAGTTGGTATTCTATTATAAACCAAAACCGTTGCGCCGTCAATTGTCACATTACCGGTCAATTTTGTAATGATTGCTTTGCGCACAAAATGAATTGCTTCCTTC